CCTCCAGGCGTGACTCTGAGCGCTCGCTCTTTGGTATGTCTGACATGCTCGTCCTATCTCCTTATCTGGGGCCCACAAGGGGCCCCGATTATTGATCAATAGATAGGGAAAGCCGGGCGGACGCCAAGCGCGTTCGAGGCGCCGGTGTAGAGGCAACGGCCGCTGCTGCTGACAAGCGCGAAATAAGCCGCCGAAACAACATCGCGGAGCCAGTAGTTCTGGCGGTTGCTGATCAAGTCAGGGCGATGTCTGAAGAGGTTGAGCTGCTTGCATCCGATCGTATAGTTCGCAGGAACTGTCGAGCCGTCACATGCAGGAGCGAAGTGAGGCGCACCGTAAACCATGGACTCAGTCATGAGCTCGATCTCGGAGTCATACCACGCGCCGGCGCTCTGCTTGCCGTTTGCCACGGCGTTCGCTAAATACTCGCGGTGTGCGAGGATGTGAGTGCTGCCGAAGTCTGCCTTGATCTTTGCCTTCGCTGTGGCCATGTAGGTGGTGTACATCTTGGAGCCGATATACGCGCCGGTGGTCACGTTGGTGTCGTTCATCTTCTGGTTGTCCATGTTCACATCCGGAACGATGACAGCGTGGTGAGCTGTGCACTCGGTGTCGCCGGACTTGAGGAAGTAGTCGAAGTCTGCGATGCGGTACACTGTGCCGTTGATGGTCCAGTAGTCTCCGATGTAGAGATCCTTGAAGGATCCGTCGCGGATGGCTGCGGACTGTGCTGCAGTGAAGGCTGTGCCGAGGTTCTTGCCTCTGTAGATCGCGTTGTGAGCTCCTGCGCCGTCATAGTTGAGCGGCTCCAGGCTCTCCTCGTCTGATGCGAGTCTCTCAACGATCTCGTTGACTGCAGCGACCACGGACGCCTTGTCCTCGGTCTCCAGCTCGGAGATGTCTCCGGCGAGAGCTTTGCGGAGAGCTCCGACGGTGATGGCCTTGGTGCCGGTTCCGTCAGCGAGACGGAGCACCAGGAGATCGTTGTCGGATCCGACTGCAAGCGCTTCGTCGAGCTCGTTGATCTTCTTGGTCTGAATACTAATAGATGACATTGTTTTCGTTCCTCCTTATCTTGTTATGCGTATTTGTATTTCCAGTCCGCCAGAAGGGCCACTCCGAGGTCATCAGTCAAGAGGATAGGCGTGCCACCCTCCACCTCGTTGAGGTCGATCGGTGCGGAGATCTGGTTCTGGATCACCATCTGCTCCAGGAGGGCCAGACGGTCTTCGTGTTCGTCGATCTCGTTCTGCAGGTGGCCTGCGACGTCCTCGTCGAGGATGTCACGGATCGAGGCGAACCAGTTGTTGAACTCTTCCTCGGTCACTGCGGCGTATGCGTTGAAGGCCTGGGTGATGTCAGCCAGCTGAGCGTCGCCGGTTGTTTCCAGTGTGGTGAGGTAGTTCTGCGCTGTTTCGTTGTAGGTTGCATCTGCAGCATCGAGGGCGTCCTGGACTTCCTTGATGTATGCCCTGAACTGCTGGTAGAGGCTCGCCGTGTCGAGCTGCTGGATGGCTGTCACATAGCCGCAACGGGCGGAGTCTGCTCTTGTGTCCGTGATGTTGCTGTTCGTGATCACGGAACTGTTTGCGGCTCTTGCTATATTGCAGAGCCCCAGCTCCCAGACGGAGTCGGACTGCGTAAGCGCCGGAGCGACCGGAGCGGCAGCAGGCGTCCCTTCGAGGATGTCGAAGTAGATGCTGCGGTAGTCGCTGTTGTCGTTGAGCCTTGCCACGACGGTGTCGATCCTTGGAAGGTTCGCGCTGTTTGGCGTGATCTCGAGCGTCACTGCGTTCTCTTCGTAGCCGGTCGCGCCCTGGATCTGACACGCTCCGGGTGCGATGCTTACGCCAGCGCCTCCGGTTGCGACCGATACCTGGAAGCAGGTCGAGTCCGAGATGCCGAAGACGCCGTTCGTGAAGTAGCGCTTGTAGATCTGACGAAGCACTTCAGAAGTGACGGCTCTGTCGAGCTGAGGCCAGCCATGCTCGTCATACGATAGCTTTGAAGTAAAAGGGAAAGCGTTTAATTTGTGCATGTTCATCATCTCCTTGCTTTAGTGTAGACAGTCGGCACCTTGTCGCCGAACTGCAGCGTGATTTTGTGCTGTCCTTCCTTGAACACTTCGGCCACTTCGGTGATCCTCACCGTGTAGGCCTCCGCGATCGAGTCCAGGACGATGTCGCACTTGTCTCCGAGGTCATAGTCGACGCGGTACGTCAGGCCGCGGTCGATGGTGTCGAACTTCACGTTCGTGATGTCCTTGTAGTTCATCAGTGCCTCATAGCCGGCCTGCGCCAGCTGCGCCTCGTACTCTGCCCGCGTCTGCTTGCTCAAGTCGAGGATCGTGCCGGTCTGGTCAACATAAAGGACCTGACGATAGACAGAAGGGTCAGCTCTCAGATCCACGTCCACCTCGATCTGGTTGCCTTCCTCGTACTGTCCGTTCCCGATCACGACCGCGTAGTTCTTGAAGTTCGAGCTGTCGATCGTGATGACCTCGTTCTGGAGGTTCCTGAAGGACTCGGAGAAGGTCACGAAGCTGTTCGTGTTCTGGTCCTGCGTTCTGTCCTTGCCCTGCCACACCACGAAGCTCATGGTGTTGGCCTGGTAGTCATAAATACACCGGAGCGAGAGCTCCTGCGTCTTTAACATTTCATAGAGTACAGTCGCGAGGCCCTTGCCGGTGCTCTGCTTGGTGATCGTTGTCCCCAGCTTCGGGTTGTTGATCGGGCCGAGCTGCAGCAGAGGGATGTCTTCCTTGTAGGTGCTCACGATGGCCCTCGCCAGGTCTTCGATGTTGCCGGAGCGATCGAAGCGCGGGAAGGTGATCTTGTCGTTGAGCTTGTACTCGTAGAAGAAGCCGCTCAGTTGCATGACCTCGCCGTCGTAGCCGTCGGCGTACTCTCTTTTCTGTATGATGCCGACCTCTGGCCGGTCTTTGGTGTACAAGTACACCGCGTCGCTGACGTACTCGCTCGCCGGGAGCTGAACGGAGAACTCTCCGGGCTCATAGTAGCGGCGCGTCCACTGCAAGTTGATGTACTTGATGTACTTGATGATGCCGAAGCTGGCATCCATAAAAGCTAAATTCACACCACCACCTCCTTATAAGCCCAGGAAGAGCTTGTTGAAGTAGAGGAAGACGTGCATGTGGCTGTCGCCGTCGTCCGCCTCGAAGCCGAAGGTGCTGGAGCCCATTCCCAGACCCATGTCCGTGAAGGTGCTGGCTCTGTCGATGTAGTGGATCCAGTTCTGGCCGTTCTTCTTGATGGTGCAGTTCTCGAAGTCGATCTCGACCACGTCGCCCTCGTCGAAGGTGTCCAGGATCCGGACGAAGTAGTCGTCCTTGTAGATCTTCGGGTTGACTGTCGTGCCGTTGAAGCTGATCGTCACCCTCGGGTATGTCATCGTGTCGCCGTCGTTGTCGATCGTGACCTCCTGGTTGAAGGCGTACAGATCGGCGTAGGCCGGGATGACCGGATCATCGTCGAGGTGGGTCTCGATGTAAGGGAAGCCGAAGCCCGGCTCGATGGACGCGATGTCCTGACCGAAGTCGTCCACGCTCTTCATGAAGCCGTCCTTGCAGTAGAACTTGACCACCATCTGCATCGGTCTGTATATGTTCTCAGATGGACAGCTGAAGCCCTGAAGCTCCGCGTCGAGCCATCTGGTCACGCCCAGGTAGGTGACGTACAGCTTGAAGCTGTACTTCGGGTTGAAGAAGCTGATCGCCTCCGTCCGGTTGGCCAGGTTGTGCTTCGGGTTGACCGATCTGGCCGTCACCTGGACGTCTCTGTCGTTTACTCGCTTACCTGAGAGCAGCGCACCGTCTCCGATGGCGTTCTTCTCAGAGAAGAGCGAGAACGACGGGAAGTCTATGCCTTTTAGGCCGTCCGAGGGGATCTTCCACTCCCCGGCTCCGATGGTGTAGTTCTTGCCATCGGAGCGGACGACCCTGATGAGTACTAAATTTGCCATAATCAGATACCTCCTGCGAGTCCGAACGTCATCGTGTTCTGGACTTTTCTCCGGATAGCATCCGGGCTGGTCTGTGTGTCGTAGAAGTTGAAGGTCTGACCTCTTGAGATGCCGCCGTTCAGGCTTCCGGTGTTGGCCGCTACGGTTGCGAAGGAGTTATTGACTGCCGCGCCGAAGGCACTGCCGTCCATGAGCTCCTCAGCTCCTTCATCGAAGCCGGCCACGCACATCTCGCCGAGGTAGCGGAACTTCTTAGAAGGCGAAGAGATACCCAGCGCACTCTTCGCAGAGTCGAAGAGACTCTTCGCAAGTCCGCCGACCTTTTCCTTCAGCCAGTCCCATCCTGCGGAGATACCGTTCCAGATGCCGTCGACGATGTTCTTGCCGATACTCTTGGCCGTGTCGACTACGCTGGAGAGCATCCCGCTGATGCCGTCCTTGAGCTTTGTCATGAGGTTGCCGCCGACCTGCTTGATGCTCTCGAAGAAGCTCTTGATGCCGTCGATGGCTGCGCTGATGACCGCCTTGGCTGCTCCGACCACCGCGCTGAGCATGTTGTTGATGCCCTGCTTGATGTTGTCCATCAGCTTCTGGCCTGCGCTTAGGAAGCTCTGCACGAAGTTCAGGATCGCGTTGAGCACTGCCTGGATCACTGCCTGGCCTGCTCCGACCACCGCGCTGAGCATGTTCATGATACCGGTCTTTACATTCTCGAGAAGTTTCTGGCCTGCTGCCAGGAACGACTGCACGAAGTTCAGGATCGCGTTGAGCACTGCCTGGATCACTGCCTGGCCTGCTGCCACGAGGTTCGAGAGCATGTTCATGATGCCCTCTTTTAACTTGTCCATGAGCTTCCCGCCGCTCTCGGAGAACATCTCCTTGAGATCCATGAAGCCCTGGATGAGTGCGTTCACGATCTGAGGCACGGCCTTCACGAGTGCCACGATGATCTGCGGAAGTGCCTCGATCAATGCCACGAAGAGCTTGATGCCGCACTCTATGAGGAGCGGGATCGCTGCGATCAGGGCGTTGATGATGCCGGTGATCAGATCCGGGAGCTTCTCGATGATCTGAGGGATCGCCTCCACCAGTCCGGTCACGAGTCCCAGGAAGAGAGTGATCGCTGCCTGGATGAGCATCGGAAGGTTGTCAATCAGTGTGTCCACGATCTGAAGAACCACGTCTATGATGGCCGGGATGAGCTCCGGAAGTGCCTCGGCTATACCCTGCGCCAGCGTCATGATCATCTGAAGAGCACACTCCACGAGCATCGGAAGGTTCTGGATCACTGCATCAGTGAGACCCTTGACGATCTGCATCGCTGCCTGGAGCAGTTGCGGGAGTGCCTTGATCAATCCGTCGATCAGTTTGTTGATGATCTTCATGCCGGTGTCGATCAGCTTCGGAAGGTTCTCGATGACAGCATCCGCCAGGCTCATGATGATCTCGCCACCGACTTCTACTATGTCCGGAAGCATGCCCATGAGCTTCTGACTGAGCTCGTCCACTCCTTCGCTGATCTTCTTCAGGCCTGCCTCTTTATCGCCTGAGAACAGAAGCGTGAGTCCGTCCATCGCCTTGGTGACTGCAGGAAGGAGCTCCGCAGAGAGCCCTCTCTTCAGTCCGGCGAAGGCCGTCTGCATGTTCTGAAGACTGTCCTGGAAGGCAGCGGCCGCCTTGACCGCATCCTCCGACATAACGCCGCCCAGGTCATGGACCTGCTGGCGCATCTCTTCAGTGTCTTCTGCGCTTGTATTTAATAGTGCGCCCAGTTCTGTCGCACCTTTTCCGAGCAGTGCCGACGCGATGGCCGTCCTCTCGGTGCCTTCCTCCATGTCCTGGAGTCTGCTGATCGTCAGAGCGAACAGATCCTCCTGGGAGAGAGTTGCGAGCTGTTCCTGGGAGATCCCCAGCTTCTCGAACTCTTCCTTGCCGTCCTGGGCCGCGTTGGCCAGTGTCTTCATGGAAGGCTTCAGCGCCTCGATCGAGGTGCCGCAGTGCTGCATGATGAAGTCCCACTCCTGATATGCGTCAGTGGAGAGGCCCATCTTCTGGGACATTTTGTCAATGTTGTCACCATAGGCTGCCGTCTGGCTCACGCCGTCGGCGATCGCTTTGATCGTACCGATGGCCGCAGTCGTTACGGCTGCGAAGCCTGCCGCCGCTACGCCGAGGCCAGCTTTTGCGACGGATCCGATGCCGGAGAGTCCGGTCGATAGCCCGCTGGTGTCGAGTTTTGTGTCAAATAATAGAGAACCGTCAGCCCTTAGCCCTCACCTCCTTGTCATTTTTATGAGAAGGCGGCGTTGAAAGCCTCAAGCTCAGCCTCCTCTTCTTCGGAAAGCGGTCGCTCGATGGCCCACGCCTCCCTCATTTCTTCATACGGGTCGATGTCCTTGTCTGTCTGCCTCTGGTAGCATCTGTACCCCATGACCTCGTCGAGCTTCGTGCCTCTCAGGCCGTTGAGCATCGCGAGGAACTTGTGCCAGTGAAGCTCCGGCACGTCAATCAAGTCCACGCCGTACTGTTGCAAGAACGCGGCGTAGATCAGGTCGCTGTCTATCTTGAAGTCGAGCAGGATGACGTCCGAGCTCGTGCCTCGCACTGGTCTCGGAAGAACGTGCTCCGGTCTTGCGAAGGCAAGCAGATCACGCACATCGCACCGGCTCGGCGCTTCATTCTTGAATAAATAACTGACCGGGATGAGGTCGCCACGGCGCTCCCTCAGGGAGATCTCGAACTGCATCCACACACGGAAGTCCGTGTATATAGAATAAGCCCTGCCTTGCACTGTGATCGTGTTCGGCAGGGTCTTCTTCGTTAGGTCAATCATTTTTTAACCGGAGCCGCTGCCTGCATAGCGCTCACGGACTTGGCCGCCTCGGCCAGAGCCGTGATCTGGTCAAGAGGCAAGCTCTCCAGGTCTGCTCTGTTCGCGTTCATGCTGTACTCCTGGAGCGGCTTGTTGTAGGCGTCCACGATCTTCCTGAAGGTGAGGGTGATGTCGTTGAGATCAACCTCTTCAACCTTGCAGGAGCCGATGGCTTCCTTCACATTCTCCGCGCCGAGCACTTCAACGACGCAGTCCAGGACGACCTTGTACTTCTCACGGGTGGAGAGTCCGGCCATCTGGTCAACGCCGGCCGCGTTGTCGAGCTTCTCTGTGATCGCGAGCGTCTTCGCCGGCAGATCGTAGCTGTGGTTGTGTAAAATAACTGTGTAGATCATTGTGTTCTCCTTCTTTTTGCTTGGTTTTTAGACTGTAGGTGTGAACTCAGGCACGCCGTCGGTCACTGTTGCAGTGCCGCGGGAGATAGTTCCGCCGAAGTTGAGGTCGAAGAGGATCTTCTCGTCGACTGTGTTGAGATCCTTGAGGACCATGGTCGCAGTGGATCTCCATGCCTTATAAGGTGATGCAGCGCCAGCGAAGACGATGAGCACGTCCTCCTTGACTTCCTCACCGGTAGGCAGGTTGTAGAACTTGTCGTAGATGTAGTCGAAGGCATCGTCGCCTGCGTTTGTCTGCAGCTCCTGAGGGAGTGTAGGCTTGTAGTAGGTGATGTCGTCGGTTGGCATCTCGTCCTCGATGAAGTCACTGGTCACAACGTTGGCGTTGAGAGTGAGGTCGAAGATGGTCGACTTGCCGATGCGGGCCCATGTAGGCGCTGCCGCTGTCCCGATGTTGATGAACGGGATGGTCTTGTGCTTTTTGAGTCTGGTTAAATCTGACATGTGTTTATACCTCTCTTTCTCGTGTATAAGTGATCGCCAGGGACATCTGGTACAAGGTGTCGGAGGAGCTTGCCTCCATCGGGTACGGGATGCCCGTCAATTCGATCTTGTTGATTTTTCGATTGCCGTCCAGTGCCGGGTAGGCGTACTCGAACGGGAAGTCGTCGGCCCAGTAGGCCAGATCCTCGAGCCATGCGTCCGAGTCTTTTCTGTCCTCCTCGCTGACTGATGCCTGGCGAGCGTAGAACTGATAGAACTCTGTGATCTCATAGCTTCCGTTGTTGTACTCCTTCGTCGTCCTGGTTGGCGACTTGAACAGTCCGAACTGGTCGGAGCCGTCCTTGATGTGGTTGGTGTCTACTTCCATCGCTTCGTAGAACGAGAGCCAGGAAGCGACTGCTGCAGATATTGTCATGACTTTGCTCCTGCGAGTTTTCTCGCGCCGTCAAGGATCTTGTCCTTGCCGCCTTCTTGCTTGATCGCACGCTCGAACCAGTAATTGCCACGCCGTGGCGCTTCCTGGAAGTTCGCCGGCATGTAATACCAGCGCCGAGCGTATGGTGTTCTGTACTTTACCTCACCGGAGCCGACCACCGTGTTGATGATGCCGCTCTGGATCAGAGTGCCCTGATCGAACGGAACGTACGGCTCGCAGTAGCGAAGGACCTCGCTGTCGATGAAGCGCTGGACCTCACCGTTCGCAGAAAGACCTCTGGACTGCATGATCTTGTCCGGATCCACTTCGACACTTTTCAATGTGAACATGTTAGGCATCAGTGCACCACCACCTTGACATTCTTGAGCAGGTCGCGGTTCGAGTTGTCGTTGACGCTCCGGATGATGCCGCTCTTCGGATGCGCCTGGAGAAGATCGGAGAGCCTTGAGCCTCTCACGGTGGTCACTTCATCAGTGAGCTCGCCGAAGAAGATGGCGTCCTCTTCTGTGTACGTCGAAAAGTCGACCTGACTGAGCACTTCCTCCGGGAAGGTGATGTTCGCACTCTTGGAGAGTGTCAACCTTCCGGTCATCATGCTCTTGTCCGTAACGTCTGACCACTGCACGCCCTTGACGACCGTGCGCAGTGTCGTCCCGTTCGCCTGCTTCTGGTAAATTGTTACTGTATCATTGAATAATCCCATCAGTACGCCCTCACGAGTCCGGTCCCGGACAGCCAGGCGCGGATGTTCTTCCCCAGCTCCTCGTCGGCCTGCGACTGCGTCTGCAGCACATAGCTCTCAGAGTAGCCGTCGTTCGATACGGAAGCGACTCCGCGGCCCTGAGCCTTCGGAGCTTCTGCGCGGTAGTTGATCACCTTGCAGATGCAGTCCTTCAGCTGGTCGCCGTAGATCTCGTCCTCAAGGTGCTGAAGGTTGAGCTCGCTCCAGTGGATGAGCCCCACGACCTTGATGACTTCCTTCTCTGCCAGTGCTTCTGCTGTCTCGAACTGGTCCTCTGTTACAACTGAATAAAGGGAGCTGTAATACTCCCACGATACAAGTGCGGCCATATTAGCGCTCCCTCCTTGTTACTTTTTCTTGGTTGCCGCCTTCTTGGCGGGCTTCTTTTCTTCCTTGGCAGCAGGCTCTTCCGGCTCTTCTGCTTCGGGTTCCTTTTCTTCGGCTTCCTCCACTGCCTCAGGCTCTTCAACTAAAACCGGAGCAGGCTCTTCAGCCTGCTCCTGCTTAACTTCTTTAACCTTGGCAGCAGGATCAATCCATCCGATTGTTCTGCTCATAGGCTCCCTCCTTACGCGTTCTTGTGGAGGTAGATACCCTTCACCTTGTTGTCGTAGCCGTCAGCGATGGACACGTTTCTGTAGCCGAACTTCCACGCGTCAGCGTCCTGGTTCTGCTCAGGTGTCACGATCTTAGGAACGACATGCTTCTCGAACTGGATGACTGCAGGCTTGTGGATGATCATGAAGTTGATGTCCTTTGCGCCCGTAGCCTTAGCATAGCCGCCAGCCTCTTCGCCGGATGTCTTGCCGTCGAGCTGGTCGATAGCTGTGTAGAAGCGGCTCTGAGGAACCTTAACTACACCAGCGAACGATGCGAGGACTTCCTTGCTCTTAGTAGTGTCGAGATCTCTGACAAGGCCTAAAAGAGTAGGAGTGATGAAGAGGTAACGCTCAGAAGCAGGAACCTCATCATTGTCCATGCCGTCAGCTGCAGCGGAGATCGCTGCGATTACATCTGCACCAGTTGAAAGAGCTGCTGCAGTAGTTGTGCTGATGCCGGAAAGTCCAGCGTAAGCTGCAAAACGGAAAGCGTCGAGCTCAGGTACTACCTTTGTGCGGATGAACTCGCCAGCGAGTCTTCCGAAGGCCACGCCTGCGGTCTCGATGTTGTCCATGCTGTCGACTGTGAACATGCGGCCTCTGTCGAAGTTGCACTTCACTGTCTCCATCTGGAGAGTCACATCGCCCTGAACATAGCCGCCGCTCTTGGAGTAGTCTCCGAGGCCGTCCATGCTCATCTTAGGGATGAGGAGCTCGTTTGCGTTTGCGCCCTGCTGCACGAGATCGTTCGCGCCGTCGAGGACTGCTGTGAGTGATGCGTTCTTATATACTTCATCGAGAACGCCTGAGATGTACTGCTTGAATAATGCGATGCTATTTGCCATTGTTATTTCCTCCGTTGTTATTCTGGTTTACGGGGAGGCCTGCGGCTGCCCTGATCGAGTCGAGGAAGCTGTCGCCACTTGTGCCTCCAGTTACTTTTCCGATGGCTCCGATCTTGCCGACCGGTGCCGGCTGGTCTTCGCCGAAGAGCATCTTGCTGTCCTCCGCCTCTGTGAGGGCCTTGATCGCCTTCTCGACGTCGGCCTTCTGGTTCTTGGAAGCCTTGAGGGTGTCCACATCGAGCAGTGCTTTGATGGCCTTGGCGTTCTTACCATGGGCCGCTGCGATGGCGTCCTTGACGATGTCGTCGAAGTCGCGATCCGCGAGCTGCGCGTTGTAGCTCTTGTCCTTCTCTTCCAGTTGCTTCTTGAGGTCTGCGATCTCGCTGTTGAGCTTGTCCGCATCCACGTCCTTGAACTTGTCCAGGCTCTCTGTGAGGGTCTTGACCTTGTCCTCGGCCGCTGCGAGCTTGTCCTTCTGCTTGTCGTAGTCCACGGCGGTCTTGTAGTTCTCCTTGACCTCTTTGTCGATTGCTGCCAGCTGTTCAGCAGTCACTTCAAGGCCTGCTTCCTTCAAGATAGTTTCGATGTTCTTCATTGTTTCATTCCTCCTAAAATGATTTATTAACCGGACTTTCTCCGGTGGGAAATAGCAGGGGCGGGAGTTGAACCCGCGACCTCCTGGAAAGGAACCAGGCGCGCTTCCGGACTGCGCCACCCTGCGATATAAGCCCCGGATCGTCGGACTAAGCAACGACCCGAAGCCTATTATCTTTTGGTCGGATCCCGACTTCGTTGCTGAAGCGGTGATACTCCGACGTTTTTGCTCTGATCTTGCGATCTACTTCCTGGCGATCCTCAGCGGTCGCCACATACTCCTCACGCTTGAGGGCCCTGATCTCTCGCTCCATCGCTCTCTGCTCCTGCGTGGCCTTGTAGTAGTCGTACTCCTTGCCGTCGACTTCCACGGGCTCATACTCAGGAAGGGGCTCCGGGATCTCGCTGATCCCTTCCCAGTACGGATAGAACGTGTGCCTGCAGTTGACTCCGCAGATGCCGGCCGGGTCTCCGTAGCCGGCGCCCTCTCCGCCGTCACATGGCAGCGGGTCATCGAAGGCCGGGTACTTGTCCGACTTGCCTGACATCGAGAAGACCTGGTTCTCAACGTCGGCGTGCTCTTCACGAGCTCCTTCGTGCTGTGAGACGATCACGAGATCGACTCCGGACTCTTTGCAGTTGGCCTCTGTGATCCTTCCGGCCATCTGGTTCATGGATGTCCTCACGCACATCCGCGCGGAGGTGTCGAGCTGGTAGCTCCTGCCGCTCGCGTAGTCAATCGAGCGGAGCCCGGAGTGGGCCATCTCCCTCACGACCTTGTTGCAGGCCTCGTCGAAGGAGAAGGAGCCGGTGGACACTTCCAGGAGCGCTGTGTCGAGTGCTCTCTGGTAGGCCTGCTTGACTCCGGTGGTGCCGAGCGCCGTGCCCTTGAAGCCCGTCGTCCGGGTGAGGTTCTTGAGCTGTCCGTTCAGATCCTTCTGGAAGGAGTTGATGATCTGCGACATGCCTGAGGGCTTGCTGAGGTCTTGCCCCGCGAGCTCCCACATGCTCAAGTCGTTGTTGTATGCCATCATGCCCGCGTCAGCGACGAGCTTGTTGCCTGCTGCCTTCGCTTCGCGGGTGGTCTGCTTGATGATCTCAGTGACCTCGGCCTTGTATGCCTTCGTGTTCTCGGCCACTTCTTTGATGTATGCCGGATCCGCCTGCAGGATCCTCATGACCTCGGCGTAGATCTGAGCAGTGGAGAAGCCCTGCTCGTGCATGTCGCGGGCCATGATCTCAGCGGTCTCTGTCAGTCTTCCGGTCTTGCGGACTCTGCGGGCTATGTCCTGCAGCACGTCCTTCTCCATGTTCTGATATAGGCCGACGAGGTACTTGTCCGCCAGCTTCTCGATCTGTTCATCCGTCAATGCCATGCTTTAGTCCTCCGGTTCATCATCTGCATCAGGATCTTCGCCGTTGATGTAGCTGATCGCCTCCTCGCGTTCGCAGTTGAGGACCTCCATGACGTACTGGATCGTGAACTCCTTCACCTCAGGGAAGGAGAGAGCGTCCGCTCTCATGCGCTCCAGCTTGCTGTTCTTGTCTTCGATGTAGCTGTCATCGAACTCGACGCAGATCTCCTCGTCAAGCTCCCAGGCGGTTCCCTGGAAGGTGTTCGAGAACCAGATGATCGCCTCGACCAGTCCTTCGATGTAGTCGATGGCCTCCTGCCTCTGCTTGTTGAGCTCCTGCATCTCGTCCTGGCGCTCCCCGATGTACTGGGTCGCCGTCTGGATCTGAGCGTTCTCGAACGTGTATTTCTTCGTGCCGTAGCCGAACATCATGGAGAGCAGTGAGAGCGCGAGCTCCATGGCTTCCTTGATCTGTCCGGTGCGGATCTCCGGGTTGTATTCCTGGATGAGGCTCTTCTGATCCGGGAGCTTCTCGCCCAGGAGGATGAAGAGCTTCTTCTGCTCCGCTGTCATGACCGGCTTGCCTTCGTCGTTCTTCTTGATGGTGGCCAGCAGTTCATTGATCAGCAGGAGCTTGTCGCCTTTGCTGAGGTCTCCGTTCAGGATGTTCCAGCACAAGTCGACGATCTTCAGCGCCGGGATGGCGTTGTATAACTTCGGCAGGCCATAGCCTTCCATGTCGTCCAGGTTGTTGACCTCTGCGGTCCTCATGATCGAGAACGGCTTGACGTCTCCGAGCTGGAGGATGACGTGGCGGTCTGCGATCTCGCGGTTGTTCTCGTCGAAGACGAAGGTCTCCGCTGTGTACAGTCCCTTCTCGTCACGCTGGAAGACCACAAGGGTCTGCTCGTTCTTGCCTCTTACAAGGTCAGAGCCGACGAAGGCGCACTCGATGATCTCGTCGTTCTCGACGGTCAACGGCGCGATGCCGGCTGCGTTGATGTAGTTGATGCGGATGTCTCCGCCCGTCACGCTGCCATTGTCGAGCAGGGTGGCGTTATCCAGTCTGATGTAGGCGCCCACCGTGCCGGATGCTGCAAGTCGTTCGAGCTGCTTGCGGTACATAACGCCGAAGCGGTTCTCGTCCAGGATCTCCTGAACGCCGTCGAACTTGTTCTCGCTCTCGCCTGCGTTGATTTCGACGATCTCGCAGAGGTTCGCATCATCCGCGCAGCATCTCTTCGCGAAGTTGAGCTTCTCCAGCTTCACCTCCTGGTCGTTGAGGTTCTTGCGAGTGTGGAACTCGCTCTCCTCGTTGGTGTACCACTGGTCGCACTCTTCGATGATGTTCTGGGCGTTCTGGTTATAGGTGAAGCCCAGCTGTTTGAGTTTTTCGATGGCCGCTGTGACCTTCTGTCTGTCATCCATTCGATCGGGCCCTCCTTAATTTGCTAAATCAATATACTCGACGAAGTCCAGGAAGCAGTAGCAGTTCGCATCATACCAGTCGTTGATGTTGCCGATGTTCTTGTCCTCCGGTCTGTCCGGTTCCTTTGGATCCCACACGAGCGATCTGAGCGCCTTGCGTGTATTCTCGCAGCGGCGGTTGACTTTCAGGCGGCCCGAGTTGAACAGCCTGGAGATCGTCAGCGGGCGATCCTTCACTTCGTTCTTCCTGCACCCGGCGATGTTGCCCTTCGGCAGTCCGTTCGCGGCAGCAGTTGAGCGGAGTGAGTTGATCATGGTCGTACTGGCCGAGTCCGGGAAGATCCAGTCGACCCTTCCGTACTTCTTCAGCACCAGCTTGTAAAACGCCAGCCAGGCGTTGCAGATGTCCTGCGCATTTATGTCTTCCGTGAGTGGCAGGCCTCCCTCTTCGAGGATCCTGAACTCGTGATAGTTTCCGATGTAGCCCCAGAGGGCGAAGGTCGTCTGCGATCCGTTGCCTCCGAAGTCGACGCCCATGACGATCTTGCTGAACTTCTGCTTCAGCTTGCCGTTCTCATCGTAGAGCTCGGCATCGTCGAAGAGGTACGGCTCCTCGTTATCCGCGAAGAACCTGAAGACCAGGCCCTCAGCTCTGGCCCACTGGCCGAGGATGTAGCGGTCATAGTAGACCGTCCCTGCGTACTCCTTGCAGAGCTCGTCCACGAAGCCCTTAGGGAGGAAGGGGTTGTCGTAGATCGTGTACTCCTGCAGATAGACGTCAGCGTCCGAGTCCAGGAACTTCTTCATCCAGTGCTCCGGGTCTGCCGGGTTGCACGTTCCGTCGAAGCAGCTGTTCGGACATCGAAGTCGAGATTTTAACATCTCGAAGACTTCCTGGCTCCAGGTTGTGATCTCGTCGCCGTATGCGTACTCGATCGTCGCGCCCTGGATCTTGGCCACCTGGTTGATCTTGTCAGCTCCCAGGCAGTAGACCTTCTTGCCAAAAAGGTCGGCCGTGTTGTCGCTCCTTATCATGCCGACCATTCTCTCGCCGTAGATACCGCGGAGAGGGTCGAGGATGTTGCGGGAGAGCGTTCCGCGTGTGTTGCCGATCAGGGTGATCAGGCCGGCGCCCGTGCAGGCGCGGATCCTTTTCGGCAGCATGTAAAAGTCGAGGAAAGTCTTGCCCGATCCGGTCGCTCCGGTCTTAATATTCCACCGTCGCGAAGCGTTCCTCCAGTAGTCGAGCTGCATCTCCGAGAAGTTCAAGCTCTCGCTCATTTCTTCGTTGCCAGCTTGTCGATGGAGCCGATCAGCTCGTCGAGCTTCTCCAGCTCACTCTCGTCAGTGTAGAGAACCTTGTCGCGCCATGCTTCCGGCTTCCGGTTCTTCAGCCAGAAGATCTGCGCAGTCGTGTCGGCCGGAACGTGGACCTCTTCGACTGTTTCAACGATCTCTTCGACCTCGCGGATCTTTTTGCCCGTCTCGTCGTTGTACTCAACCTTCCGGACCTTGATCGGCTTCTTCACCTGCACGGTGTAGCCGCAGGCCTTCTTGAAGAGTGCGTTCTCGACGATGCGATCCACGACTTCCTTGCTATTTTTTAAGGCGTCACCTATGGGAGCATATTTGTTTTTCCACTCCGCCAGTGTTTTCCTTGAGATCCCCATGTTGTGGGCGATCTGTTCATCTGTGAGGCCATCGCGCGCCCAGCCTTCAATGCGAAGAAGACCGTCGTCGGTCAACCATGCCTCGTACTTACTCTTGGCCACGCGATCACCTCCTTCCCTTCAAAGATGGGCTCCAGAGAAGACGCCCGGAGCCCGCGCGCCAGGAGGATATGCAAAAAGCGAGCCTGGGTGGATGGTCCCTCGCTCGCTTTTCATACTTGTCCACGCTATAAGTTTACTATATCGCGGCTGTCATTGTCAACATTTTGTGGATAATTATGTGGATAAATACAACATTTTGCTTACAGCAGGCCGTCAAAAATATCGGTCGCGTCTTTATGGATCCGGAAGACAGTGCGCTCGCTCTTGTGAACGGCAGCAGCCACATCCCGCCACTGCAGGCCGTCGATATATCTCAGGATGATCACCCTGCTGGCCTGCTCGTCCAGCTCCCTCCTGGACAGATCTGCGACTTCCTGCCTCCTCTGCCGAAGCAGCTCTCTGAGGTCTTCGATCTCCTGATCAAGCTCGTCGACCTCTCCCATGATCTCGCTCATACGGTCACTCGGAGATGACTGGACTCGTGGCGTGTCGTAACGGATAGCCCCGGGAACCATCGCCAGGAGCCTCTCCGTCCTTTTTCTCTTTTTCGCTTGTATTTGCTCAGCCGTGAACTTCGGCCCGTTCAAAAACTCGTACACTTTGTCCGTCATCGTGGCCCACCTCCTACTCGTCCATCTCCCAGATCATCAGATCCTTCGCCAGCGCGTAACCATATTCACGCTGGGCTCCTTTTGACTCCCTCCATCCCGGAAGAAGCACAAGGCACTGGGCCAGGTCGATCAGGTGCAGGTCTATGCTCAGATACTCCTCCCAGCTTGTTGACTCCAGTGGGAGCACCTCGCAGAGCTCCGCCGGGTTGATGATGTCCATGATGCCATCAGCTCGTAGTCGCTCCGCTGCGTTTCTGAAGTTGTCGCGATAGTTCTCCACGCCCGTGATCGGGCCGCTTAGATATACCCTCATTTTGTCGTTTTCCTCCGCTTTTTCTTGTTTTTGATCGCTGCTTCAAGTCTCACCAGTGTGAGCCCTGCGTCCGCGATCTCGACGTTGCCGGTGCTTCTGTAGCCCCTCTTGTTCATGACTGCGTTTTCTCCCATCGTCATCAGCACCAGGTTGTCGATGTCGCAGTTCTCCTTGTTGCCATCTCTGAAGCCGACGATCTTGCCCTCAGGCACCGGGCCGTTGTGCTCTTCCCACACAAGACGGTGCAGCAGCTTCCATCTGTCCCACTGGTAGCCCCGCTCCTTCACCTTCTTGATCAGGTAGCCGTCCTTCGTCTTCCGGACGGTTCCCACCGGGAGATGGTTGTCCGGGATGTGCGCGTGCTCGAAGCAGGTCTGCCGGCTGTGCTCCTGGGCCTCCGGGCTCATGTACTCGTCCCAGTGCTTGCCTTTTGTCCAGGGCTCGTGGCCCTTGTCGAAGCGTCCGGTCAGTCCGCTGTTCAGCTTGTTCCTCGCGTAGTATGCCTTCATCTGCTCCTTCGTGAAGCTGGTGCCGAACTTCTCGTTGACCATGTCAGCCATGGCCTTGTGGCCGGTTCCGATGTAGTTCTCCTGGATGAAGGCGTCCATCTCCGGAGTCGTGATCCTCTTCTCCGGTCTCGTTCTTCCCTTCCTTGGTGCCGCGTGGATCTTGTGGTTCGAGAAGAAGCTCTTCATGGCCGGGTAGCCGATGTCGATGCCGAACTCCTGCCGGACCCTCTCGGCCATCTCCTCGATGGTGCCCTCCTGGCCGTGCTCTTTTACGAACTCGATCATCTCCTTCGGGTAGCGCCGGCTCATACAGTGCCTCCCTTCGTCTCCAGCATCGCCGGCACTGTTTTCTTGTCGACGTTGTAGCCGTACTCGTCCATGTGGACCATGGTCTTATATGCCAGCTCGCCGTTCTGGATGATCTGCTGGGCGATCTTGGTCATGCCCTCCGCCCTCTTCAGCTCTCGCTCGATCTGCTCGTCATCCAGCTCCTCGTCGTTCAGCCTCTCCAGCTCCTCGAAGAGGTGGTTGTTCAGGTCTGTCAGTGTGTTCTTCATGTTCTCGCTCCTTTTCTTGTTACTTGTAGCCCTGCTTCCGGTCCTTTAAGACCTCGATCAGTGCGCTCTGTGTCATGTCCTTCTTCGCCAGGCTCTTGGCCACCTGCTCGTCCACGGTTCCCGCCGTGATGATGTGGTAGACCATGACCGGGTACTTCTGCCCCTGCCTCTGAAGTCTTGCTACTGCCTGAAGATATTGCTCAAGGCTCCACGGCAGTCCGTACCATGCCATGATGTGGCCGCCGTCCTGAAGGTTCAGGCCGAAGCCCGCACTGGCCGGATGCGCCAGTAGCATCTTGATCTTGCCCTTGTTCCAGTCCTCGATGGTGGAGTCGTTCTCCAGGAGTCTCGCTTCGTGGAACTTTGCCAGGATTGCATCCTTGTCCGCCTGGAAGTTGTAGAACACAAGGACCGGACTGCCGTCCGCCGCCTCGACGATCTCTTCCAGGGCTTCCAGCTTCGCGCTGTGGATGAACCGGCTGTCGTGCTTCGCGTCGTAGACGAAGCCGTTCGCAAGCTGCAGGAGCTTCGACATGACGGCCGCCGCGTCCATGGCTGCGATCTCATCGCCCTCTATCTCCAGAAGGCTCTCCCGTTCCATCTCCTTGTAGGCCTTCTCGGCCTTCGGATCCAGATGCACCTCCACGGTGTTCTCGATCTTGTCCGGCAGTGTCAGATAGTCCTCCGCCTTCATGCTGACCGTGATGTCCGAGATCCTCTTCGTGATCTGCTCCAGTGCTCCGCGTCTCGGTTCCCACTTGTAGGTGACGTACCCGTTACCATAGCCCGGCCGGAACCAGTTGCCCCGGTAGGCTGTGAGAGTACGGCCCAGTCTCTCGCCTCTGTCCAGGAGATACATCTCCGCCCAGAGATCCATCAGACTGTTCGCCGCCGGTGTTCCGGTCAGCCCCACGATGCGGTCGATCATCGGCCTCATCTTCCTCAGGGCCTTGAACCTTTTCGCCTGGTTTGACTTGAAGCTCGAGAGCTCGTCGATCACGACCATGTCGAACGGCCACTTGACCCGCTCCTTCTCCAGGTGCTCCACTAGCCAGACCACATTCTCGCGGTTGATCACATAGATGTCCGCGTTTTTCTTCAGTGCGGCCTTCCTTGTGGCCGCGTCGCCTAAGATCTTCGCGATCTTTAAGTGCTGCAGGTGGTCCCACTTCTTGGACTCCCTGCTCCAGGTGTCCTCGGCTACTCGAAGCGGTGCTATGACTAAGACCTTCGAGACCTCGAACCGGTCGTTCAGAAGCTCGTCGATCGCTGTCAGTGTGATGACCGTCTTGCCGAGTCCCATCTCCAGGAAGAGCCCGCAGGCCTCATGCTCAAGGATGAAGTCCTTCGCCCTTCCCTGATAGCTGTGTGGTGTGTATTTCATCGGATCCTCCCTGCGAGGCGCTGGAAGTTCTCGACCTGATGCGTGACCTCCCTCAGGAAGTCCTCCACATCGGCCAGGCCATACAGAACGCGGACGTCAAACCCGAGAGCTTGGAGCGTTCTGATCTGGACTTTTTGCCTGCTCGATAGTTTGCCGACTTCGGTTTTTAATTCCGCAAAGACCACCGAACCACCTGGCAGGCACACCATCCGATCCGGCACGCCATCATTCCCAGGCGACACGAACTTATACGCGCGGCCGCCGATCTTGTGAACTCCTTCGACCAGCTTTTTTTCGATTTCTTTTTCCAGCATGTTGTCCTCCGTGTAAAATAGTGTAAATAGTTCTCCTATATATCCCTATATATGTGTTTTATATATATAAATACCCTTAAAATTAAATATTCTCATAATGTATCTGTTTACTGTTTTACAAATAGCCGTAAGCCTTGATTTTACTGTGTAAACGTGTAAAACAGCTATTGTAAAACAGCGCCGCTATTTACAAACCCGTTGTAAAATAGCTATTTTTTGATTTTGGTATTTTCCGCGGGCCTCTCATACATGCCCTGGGTGCCATAAATAGGCAGCCTGCGGGTCTTTTTGCCTTCTCTGGTCCAGCCCAGCTGCGTGAGGATCCTGACGATGTCGTCGGAGTCGTTCCTCTTTTTCGCAGCGGGCGTCATGCGGAAGCACTCGGCCCAGATCTCCATGACGCTGACCAGCTCACGCACTTCGACGCCCTCTTCGCCTTCCCCGCTCTCCAGCCAGAAGCGTCTGTCTGTGAGGTCCATCGTGCTCCAGTTTGCCGGGAGCTTCTTGTCGAGGTATTCTGCGACGAGACCCATGCGCTCGTCCTGCTCCAGGGCCATGATCTGCTTCATGGTGGCCACCTTCGCAAGATCCGCGCCGAGCACGAGGCTCTTGTCATCCAGGGCGTCATAGTAGAACATGACCTCGGCCCAGAGCTGAGCTACCGCTTCAGGGGTAAGGTCCCAGGCGTTCTTCTGGTGATCGCCTGAGCAGTCCACCGGCCAGAAGCGTCGGTTGCCGGTGATGTCCTTCAGATAGTCCTCCGCGTTGCTGGTTCCTATGAAGACGCAGTTCCTTGGATGGCGTTCGGTCTGTCTGCCGTAGCTCGGCCGGTATAGGTCCTCGGTTCTTGAGATGAAGCTCTTCACGCTCTCCACCTCCATCTTCCTCATGCCCTTCAGCTCTGAGATCTCATTGATCCAGATGCCCTGGATCTTCTCTGCGGCTGTCTTGTCCTTCATATCCTCGAACGAGAGCGAGTCGCTGAACCACTTGCCGCCCAGTCTTGCGATCAGGGTGCTCTTGCCTATCCCTCCGGGGCCTGAGAGCACCGGGATGTAGTCGAACTTGCAGCCAGGGCGCAGAGCTCTCGACACTGCTGCGATCAGCCAGCGCTTTGTGACTTCCCTGGTGTACTCTGAGTCCTCCGCTCCCAGGTAGTCGATCAGGAGCGTCTCGATCCTCGGCTCACCGTCCCAGTCCGGGAGGCTGTTCAGATATTCGCGCACCGGGTGGAAGGCTCTCTTCTTGGCCACGTTCACCAGCGTGTCGTTGATGTCCTGGCGCTTGAAGACGTTGTACTCTGTCGATAGATAGATGTATAAGCAGGAGTCGTCTGCGTTTTTCCACTCGGTCAGCTCCTTCTTCCATGGCACCGGCGAGGTGATCTCGATGAAGCCCGAGAGAACATTGAAGCGGATGCCCCTGAGTCCTTCGTCGTTGTCGAAGATCATCAGAAGGTTCTCGATGGTAGGCTCCACGAGCCCCTGCTTTGTTCTTGTCAGCTCCAGCCTCCACTCCCTCGGAGCTCCTTCTGCCTCTTCTCCTGCGAAGTCGTCGGCTGCTGCCGCGTGACGTTCTGCGTCGAAGGTGCGGATGCAGTTCTTGTCCGTTCTGATCAGGTCGATCATGGACTTATAGGAAGGGAGCCTTGTCGTCTGTGTGCCTTCCTGGATGTCATCATCCTCGTGGCCGAACTTGTGGATCCTCACAAGGTCGAAGGCGTTCAGATCCATCCCGTGGGCCGGATCCGTTGAGTGGTTTGAGTAGCAGAAGAGGCCGTCGTCGTAAATAACTAAGCCCCCGGACGTTGAGCCCGCTGCGTAGGTGTAGCGGTCGTCCTTGTCTCCGGTCTTGTGGTAGACTTCCGGAAGGAACTCCGCGATCGCTTCCGGCACCGTATAGGTGCGGCAGAAGGTTCCGATCGGGCCCTTCTTCTTCAGAGGATCCTGCTGCTTCTCCAGTCTCTTCTTCTGGATCCGAACCTCATCCGGGCACACTGGCCAGTATGAGATGTCCGTCCAGTCAGGATATTCTGCGAGGATCTTGTCTGCGCTGAGGAGCTTGTCGTCGTTGTACTCGAAGACGTACTCCGCGTCCCTTGAATAGCTCGGCCAGTACATGAGACGGGAAGGCTGGAAGGTTGTGCTGTCGAAATATTCGAGGCCGATGCCTTCGGCCATCTTTCTCATGATCGCCTCGTACTCTTCCGGGTTGACATCTCTGTCCAGCGGAACGATCAGGCGCAGGCGAGGGTTGTCTGCCTTGTGCTTGTGTGTGGAATAGATCGCCCATGCATAGGGAGCCTCGAGCTGCATCGTCTCCACGAAGTCCTTCGGAGCGAAGTCCAGGTCGAAGGTCAGGATGCTCCTGATCTCTACCGTGTCGGACTTACGTCTCCCGCTCTTTAAGGTTCCGCCGACGAAGCCGCCGACGTCCTTGATCTGATCCTGCTGAGACTTCGACATCTTCATGTACTCGGCCTGCGTCTCCTGGGTCATGGTGGCGTTTTTCAGCCTTGCCAGGAGCTCCGCCCAGCGGATCTTCTTGTTCTTCCAGGAGGTAGAAAAGCGGCTGGCACCTTCAGAGATCCAGATCGTCGGATCATGCTGCAGGCCGAGGACGACCTTCTCCTCCATTTTCAGTATGTTGTCTTGTGCTGCCATCTTCTTCAATCCTCCCGTCCGAGGAGCTCAAGGTCTTCCCTGAGCTTCTTCTCGTCTTGTACCATCTTTGCGAAGCTCTGCTCCGCTGCTCTTGCCTGGGACTGATATGTCCTCATGTGGCTCCGCTCCTCTTTGATCTTCTTGCGAAGATCTGCGAGCTCGGCCTTGCAGATCACTCTCTTCTCTTTGTCCCGGGCGTTGATGCTCACGAGCTTCTTGCAGGTCTCCTCCTGCCGTAGTAGTTTTTCGATCTGCTCCTCGTGCTCCTTCGCTTTGGTCTTATAGTCCACCGCTCTGTTCGCGAGCTCCCTCTTCTTCTCGATGGCGCTCTTGTCATCGGCCACCTCGTCGAGGCGTTCGTTCAGGTAGATCACAAGGTCAGCCCGGAGCTCTTCGCTCTTCTCGGACATGTCCACCACCCGCAGCAGTTTCCGGAGCCAGGCAAGCGAACACGGGAAGCAGTTGTCCAGGTTCAGGCGCATGGTGCCGTGGCCTCCGTTTGTTTTGTATTGAATTGTCAATTCTTGCATGGTTCTCTCCTTAATCTTTCCGGTAGAAGTCGCACTCGTAGGTCCCGCCCTTTAATGGAAGGCCCGGCGCCCACTCGATCGGCTCCGCCATTATCTTGTCCACCAGCTTCGCGGCCTGCTTGTCTTCTCTCGGCACGTCGAGGATCATCTCATCATGCACATGGAAGACGATGTCGTACCCTTGACCGGTCAGCTGCTTCATCTTTTCAGCCAGGCAGTCACGAGCGACTGACTGGACGATGTTCTCGGTGATCTTTCCGCCGTATGTCTCAGTGCGTTCCCACTTTTTCGTGGTCTGGTTCTGTGTCATATAGGTGACGCGCGGGCCCATCTCTGAGTCCATGACCTTCGGATCCCAGAAGGAGATCGGACGGCCAGAGGGGAGCTTGATGAAGAGCACCGGAGTCCCGGCCACCATCTCCTTGTAGAAGGTTGTCCCCTGGAGCGACTGGATCACTCTGCGGGGCTGTCTTCCGGATATAACCGAGACGGCTGCGTTCTGGCACTCCTTCCACATCCTCACGATGGCAGGAGACTCGCGTCTCCACTGCTGAACGATGCCGCCCATCTCTTCCTCCGGCACTGAGCCGGTGGTGTCCATGCTCTTCATGGCTCCGACGCTTCCGCCATATCCCAGGGCCAGCTCTGCGACCTTGCCGCGCTGTCTGAGCTCTCCGTTGACGCCGTGCTTCACGACTGGGACGTGGTAGATGCGGCTCGCACTCTCGCAGTATATGTCGCCGTCGTTCCTGAAGACATCCAGGCGCCACTCCTCTCCGGCGATCCATGCGATCAC